CCGTAGACGACCTCGGGGCCGGTGGGCCCGAAGCCGCCGACCGCGAACCGACGCAACCAAACATCTACCGCTTCCCGACAAACCCGCAAATGTTCGGGGCCTTCGACCCGGCGCGGCATTGGCCGACCGACCCCGACACCCTCGTCGCCGGGCCGACCAGCCTCCACATGACCATGCACTTCGCCGCCTACCTCGGGGCCGCGCACCTGATCCTCGTCGGCGCGGACTGCGGCACCCTCGGGCACCGCTCCAACTTCGACGGCTACCGGCCCGGAGATAACCCGTTCGCCGTCTGGCAGGCCACCCTCACCGGGGTCGCCGATCAGATCCGCGCCACCGGGGTGAGCGTCCACTCGCTGAACCCCTTCGTGAACTTCGCCTTGGAGGGCGTCCCCTTCCGTGGCCCCACCGTCCAGATCAACTAGGAGCGCCCGTGACGTACGCGACGCTGACGCAGCTGAAGTCCGCGCTCAGGCTCACCGACTCCATTGACGACACGAACCTGACGCTGGCCCTCAACGCCGCCGAGGAGGCGATCAACGCCTACTGCGGGCGGACCTTCGGCTCGGCAGGCACCGCCGTCACCACCCGGTACTACGCCGCCGGCAAGCCCGACGACGTGGAGCTCGACGACCTCACGAGCATCACGACCGTGGAGTGGTCCCGCGATGGGTCCACTTGGACCGCGACGACCGACTATCAGGCCGAGCCCCTCAACCGTTTCACGGACGGTATGACGTGGCCGATTACCCGCATCCGCGCCACGAACAACTTCGCCTTCCCGGTGTTCAACGGCATCCAGACGGTGCGGGTCACGGGGGTCTATCAGTTCGGGTCGGTGCCGTTCTCGGTCACGCAGGCCGAGGTGCTGCAAGCCTCCCGGGTGTTTGCCCGCCTGTCGTCACCCCTCGGGGTCGCGGGGTTCGCGGAGGGCATCGGCGTCATGCAGGTCCGTGGCGGGCTTGACGTGGACGTGCGCCAGTTGCTTGACCCGTACCGCCGGTTCCGGGCCGCGCTGTGACGATTCAGACGATCCGGCAGGGCATCGCCACAAACCTCGCCACGATCACGGGACTGCGCACTAGCGCATTCGTCCCCGACAACCCGACCCCGCCCATCGCCATCGTCGTGCCTGAGCGAGTGGACTACGACACCGCGATGCGCCGGGGGCTGGACACGTTCACGTTCAAGGTGCTGGTCATCGCGCAGCGTGCTTCCGAGCGCGGCGCACAGAACACCCTTGACGCCTTCTGCGACTCAACCGGCGCGACCTCCGTGAAGGCCGCCATTGAGTCCGACCGTTCTCTCGGCGGCGCAGCAAATGACTGCCGAGTCACAGACCTCACCGATTACGGACCCCTGACCGTCGGCGAGACGCAATACCTAGCCGCGACCTTCTCGGTCACCGTCATTCAGTAGGGAGCATCACACATGGCAAAGTTCGCAGCGACCGACTTCTCGGTCACCGTTGCCGGCCAGGATCTCAGCACCAGCCTCACCTCGGTGGAGCTCATGCTGGAGGCCGACGATAAGGACACGACAACTTTCGGTTCCGGGTACAGGTCCAGGGTGGGGGGACTGAAGCAGGGCAGCGTCCGCCTGAACTTTCTTCAGGACTTCGCCGCCTCATCCGTTGAGGCGACCCTCTACCCGCTTCTGGGCCAAATCTCGACGGTCGTCATCAAGCCGACCAGCGGCACCGTGACCGCAACCAACCCCTCCTACACCGTGCCGTGCCTCGTCACGCAGGTGCAGCCCATCAGCGCAGCGGTCGGCGACATCGCCGTCCAGCAGGTCTCGTGGGTGACCAGCGGCTCGGTCGTCAAGGCCACGTCCTAGCACAACCAACCCTGCAAAGGAGTCCCTGCAATGATGCGAATCGCCCTCAAGGTGACCTACGCCGACGGTCGGGAGCAGGCCGTCATGGTTTCTGCTCCCGACCTGATCGGTTTCGAGCGTCACTTCGACAAGCCCATGACCGCTATGTCCACGGGCCGTATGGAGTACCTGTGGTGGGTGGCATGGCACGCCTCCAAGCGCAAGGCCCTGACGGATCTGGACTTTGAGGCGTGGGTGAACACGGTGGACACCGTGGCCGACGACCCGAACAATGAGGCCGAGATTGTCCCTTTGGAGATCAAGCCGGACATTGGCTGATCGTCCACCTGGCCTACGAGTTCGGGCTTGCTCCCTCGGTCATCCTTGCTGAGTCCGACCGGATGCAGGCGACCATGTTCCGCTACCTGCGGTGGCGGGCACAGCAGGAAAGGGAGACCCGCTAGTGGCATTTCGCTGGGGCAAACTGCTGGCAGGGGGTACGGGCGGTGGTCGCAGCTCTGGCGGCGTCGGTGTCGTGTGGGAGAACGCCGCGCTCGTCAATGACCTGTTGAACAAGATCACGCAGGACGTGGCGGACGCTGACGCAAAGCGTGTCATACGGTCCACAGCCTCGTCCCGCCTGAGGCAAGAGGTCAAGACGGTCACAGACAAGACCCTTGTCCCGACGCTGAAGATGAGCGCCACGCAGTCAAAGACAAAGATTGCCAAGCACATGAGCATCCGCTCCAAGGCAGATCGCTTTGTGTTCGTGCAGATCGGCAGCGTCAACCCGACCGGGCTCAAGGGCTTTCGCTCCTACGTCGGGAGCAAGCGAGCCAAGGGCGTCATCATGGGCGGCAAGCGGGGCGCGACATCCCGCACCTACCGGACGACGCTGGCATGGGGCTCAGAGTTCGGCCCGTGGCCGAACGCTCGGGCCGCAAAGCGCGATGGCACCCGAGGCGCGCCCAAGAATGTCTACGCGGTGCCTCGACGTAATGCCGGCTATTGGGTCCAGCCGGGCGTGAAGATCGCCATGCCGAAGATCCGAACCGAATACCAGGCGGCTCTAGCCCGCGTCCTCACTCTCTATTCAAGGCGGTAACGAATGGCGACGCTGCCCGGCATCATCATCAAGATCGGCGCCGATACGAAGGACGCCGTTGATGGTCTAAACCGGGTCAACAATGCCATTGGGCAGGCCACCACGCCGACGCAGAGGTTTGGCACAGCCGTCGCTGCGGTGGGCGCTGGACTCCTCGCAGCGTTCAGCGCCGAGAAGGTCATCACCTTCCTTCAAGACTCAATGAAGGCAGCCATTGAGGATGAGAAGTCAATGGTCGCCTTGGCGAAGGCGATGGAGAACGTCGGGCTTGCGCAGAAGAACGCGGCCGCCGAGGATCTCATCAAGTCAATGTCGCTCCAGTTCGGCATTGCTGACGATCAGCTAAGGCCCGCATTCCAGCGGCTTGTCACCGCTACCCGCGATGTCTCACAGTCGCAGGAGCTACTCAAGACTGCCCTTGACATATCTCAGGCCGGATACGCCGATCTTGAATCCGCAGCTAAGGCCTTGAGTGCTGCGGCGATGGGCAACTTCACCGCGTTGCAGCGGCTCAAGCTGCCGATTGACGCAAACACTATCGCGGCCAGGGACTTTGAGGGCGCTATCGCGCAACTCAATCAGGTCGTGGGTGGTCAGGCTGCGGCTGCTGCGGAGACCTATCAAGGCAAACTCAACCGATTGAGCGTGGCCGCGAATGAGGCCAAGGAGACCATCGGCTACGCCCTACTGAATGCGCTGGATGATGTATCCAACAGCATGGGCGGCACGGACGGCCTCGTTGCCAACATCACGTCTGCTGGAAATGCGATTGCCGGACTCATCACCGGCATGACCAACCTCATCCGCCCGGTAATGGGACTGTTTGCCGCATTTGGACTTGTGTCCGATGCGGGGCAAACCCTCGTGGACAAGGTGATTGAACTCGGGGCCAAGTTCGGATGGCTCATCCCCGGCGTCGGTAGCCTCGTCAATCTGCTGTCAACGCTGTCGATCTACGGGCAGCAGTCGTCGAAGTCAATGAACAACATGACTTCGGCAACAGTCTCAGCGGGTATCGCCGCAGGTCAGGCGACCGGCTCCATTGACGGCATGAGCGGATCGCTTGATGACGTGGCCGCCAAGGCATTGAACGCTTCCCTCGGCATTGGCGCGGCTGCCGATGTGTGGGCCGCCTTCAAGGCGCAACTGGACTCCGGTCAGATGAGTTATGCCGACGTAGAGGCAAACCGTCAGCGGATGCAGAAGGTCGCTGATGACGTCAAGGCGCGTCAGGCAATGTATGAGCGAGCAGTCGCGCTGTTCAATCGTCCCCTTCCAGCCCGAAATGACAGCAAGGCGTCGGGCAGCAAGAAGGAGAAGCCGGTCAAGGAAGCGGCCGCTGAGTTCGTTCTGCTCGATGAGTCCGCTCGACGCGCCCTTCAAGGCGTCAATCAGATGTCCTCGGGGTATGACGACCTCACGCGCAAGCTGGGTGCCGACGACATCGGGGCGTTCTCGCGCTCCATGCTGGCGATGGGCCAGGTCACGGATGCCACGAAGTCTGAGTTTGAGTCGCTCGTGGGTGTTGTTCGGGACAAACTGAACGCGGCCCTTTCAGATGCCAAGGATCGCCTGCGGGCGGTGCAGCAGCAGTACGACGAACTCAATGGCCGCGTGCAGCAGGGCATCGCCGCTGGCAATGGTCTGGCGGATGCCGCACAGGCTCAGGCGGACGCGACGCAGAAGCTCGCTGATGCACAGAAGGCGTATGACGATGCGGTCAAGGCCGGTAAGGCTGAGGACATCGAGCGCACGGGGACCGCTCTGGAGGAGGCGAAGAATCAGCAGGGCACGTTCCTGTCCTTCCTCCAGAAGGGCGTGGACTCTGCGGAGGCGTTCAGCGATCAGATTCAGCAGTTGATCAAGGCGAACGCCTCGCTGGATCTTGTGTCGCAGATCGTGCAGATGGGGGCTCGGGCGGGGTCTCGGATTGCGTCGGAGTTGCTCGCGGGTGGCGCGGAGGCTATCGCTCAGGCGAACCGGATGGTCGCGGCTGTGAGCTCTGCTGCGGCTACGGCTGGGGAACTGGCGGCGCGGACGTTCTATGGCGCGGGTGTCGCTTCGGCTCAGGCGTATGTCACGGCGCTGGAGACCTCGGTTCAACCGCTCCTCCAGAACCTCCTCAACTCAATTGCCGCGCAGATTGCGTCGGCGCTGCGCCAGCCGGTGAATGCAAACCTCGGCAGCGGGGCTCCGACGAACCCGACCACAGCGTCAATCGCCAGCCCCTTCTCGGCGGCGCTTGCGGCCTACGCTCCTACTCGTCCAGGCGGCGGTCCGAACATCCCCTCGGGCGAGGGCCGGATCTACGCGGAACTCATGGCTCTGAGTCGTCGAGCCGGTGGCGGCCCGGTGTCCCCCGGTGTCCCCTATCTCGTCGGCGAGGTTGGGCCGGAGGTCGTGACGTTCGGCAGTCAGGGATACGTCACGCCGAACAAGGCGTTGGGCGGCAACACCTATCAGATCACGGTGCAGGCTGGGGTCGGTGATCCGCGCCAGATCGGTCAGCAGATCGTCCAATACATCAAGAGGTTTGAGCAGTCGTCGGGCGGGGCTGCGCCCGCTGGTTCCTACATGGTG